CGTGGCCGGGTGCTTGGAAAAACGCAGTTTATCCAGGAGTGGAAAGAGGAACGCCGTAAACGAAGGGAGGCGGAGTGATGGCGGCTTTTGTTGGAAAGCTCAATATGATTATTGGCGCGGATACAAGCGAGTTACAGAAAAAAATCAAGGGCGTCAATAAAGAAATAAAGAACCTTGGGAAAAATATCACGGTCGTAACCGCCCCCTTAATGGCCCTGCGCGCAACCGCCATGGGCGTTGGGTTGAAGGTTGAGGAAGCTTTTAGGACAATCAAGATAGGCACGGGCGCGGCTGGCGCGGCGCTGAAAGAGCTAAAAGATGATTTCAAAGCCATAGCCGTTTTGGGCCCTCAAAGCTTCGGTGATAGTGCAAAGGCCATTGCAGACCTCAACACCATGACCGGGGCCTCGGGAAAGACGCTGCAAACTCTTTCCATGGCGGTACTCGACGCCTCGCGCATGATGGGTACCGACTTGGGCGGGACAATTGCCAGCCTCGGGAAACTGCTCAACAACTGGAATTTACGCGCTGACCAGGGTGTAGAAGTTCTAGATAAGCTGTTTTTCGCCTCTCAAGCAACCGGCATGGGAATGGACGCAATAGCGCAGGGCGTTACCGCCGCTGGAGGCGCGCTTCGTACTCTTGGCCTTGGGCTCGATGAATCCATTGTCCTCATTGGGACTTTGGACAAGGCCGGAATAAACGCGCAGCAGGCGATGAAATCTTTTTCAAAAGCGCTGGTCGCGCTTGCAAATGAAGGCGTCGCCGATACATCCCAAGCTTTGAGGCAGATCATCGAACAGATCAAGGGCGCTAGTAGCATGGGCGAAGCACTTGACCTGGGTAAAAAGATGTTTGGGATTAAGGCCGGCGCAGATTTGGTTATCGCTATACGCGAGGGTAAAATAGAAATAAATGAGCTTGTTGACGCGCTCAAGACCGCAAGCGGCACAATCGCTGAAACTTCCAAGGAAACAATGACATTTAGCGAGCGGTGGAGTACTCTCGGAAATCAAGCCGCCATGGCGCTTGAGCCGTTGGGAACAAAGCTTGTCACCATAGCCGAAAGTTATATGCCGGCATTGAGTGAAGCTATTGGAAAATTTTCTATCGAGCTAAGCGATACAACCATAAAAATAACTGCGCTCGTAGTAGCTACTGGCCCCTTGCTAATTGCGTTGAGCAGCCTGATATCGAGCGCAATGACGGTTGCGGGGGCAATAAAAGCTGTTGCTCTTGCTCTTTCCGGGCCTGTCGGGGCCACAGTGGCTATTGGGCTCGCAGTTGCCAGCATGGGCGCGTATGTTATCGAGAGTGAAAAAACCCGTATTGCGGCTGAGGATATGGCGGAGGCTCAAGATTGGCTAAATAATAGCTTTAAAAACGCCAGCACCGCCCATATTCAAAGCGAACTTGAAAACCTGAGGAAAGAGCTTGTCACGCTTGAATCTCAAGCTGTGAGCACAAGGACGGAACTAGGCCGCATGTTAGCTTTCGGTGAGCGCGGGAGCTGGGGGATGCCCGAAGAGATGCGGAAAGAGGCCGCCCCTGGGGCCGGTTTGGTTCGTGCAAAAATCGCGGCGCTTGAGGAAGAACTGAAAAACCGAACGACGCAGGAATCGACAACATCGCCCCCCCCAAAGCCAAGGCGCGCCATTGGCGGCGGCGGCGGTGTCGGCGGCAAAGCGGCCAAAAAAGGCGGCGGCGGAGCCAAGTCGGGAAAATCCGCGCTTGATCTTTTCATCCAGGATGTCCAGGACCGTATCAAATATTTTAAAGAAGACGGCAATGCCTACATGGAAAAAATTGACGCCATGCAGGCAAAGACAAAGCCCCTCACGGAAGACTGGAAGAAGCTGCAAGACCTTCGCCTCAACATCAACGATACAGCTTTTTCGGGGAAACTTCAAAAGATACAGGATGAAATCAAATATTTGGACAAAGACGGCGCGGCCTTTGTGCCCGAACTGCAAAAGATGCTGGAAGGCCTCGACCCGCTTTCGGAGAAATGGAAGCGGGTACAGGATGTAATAACCAACATAACCGATAGCGGATACAGCGAGAAATGGAGCAACCTCGCCTGGGAATTTTCCGAGGGGCTGCTCAATGCCGCCGATTATGCCCGGCTGCTTGAGGTTGAGATCGCCGGGCTCACCGAGGGGACAGACAAATGGCGCGCGCGATTCTCCGAGCTTCAAAATATCAAGGCATCAGAAATTAGCAAGCTTCTAGATTCACTCTCGCATCAGTTTGAAAGCGGGAAACTTTCTAACGTCGAGTATGAGGTAGCCCTGGCCGGTATCGTCTCACAGTTTAAGGAGTTTCCAAGAGCCGCAAAGATGGCGATGGAAGCGCTTGAGGCATTCCAAAAGCAAAGCGAGCTTACAACGGTATCCGTCGGGAAGCAGCTTCAAGAGGCGCTAAAGCAAACCACCAAAGACTTTAATGAGATGTGGGGCAAGGGCATAGAAGGCGCGGTAGACGGCTTTTTAGAAGCGTCAATCCGGGGCAGCGACTTCGGCGCTTCGTTGCGCAAGCTGGGTGAGGATATCGTGTTCACGACGCTCAAAATGATCATACTCAAGCAAATCATGGGTATGTTCGGGATGGGCGGCGGCGGGGCCGGGGTTGGGGCAGGGCTCGATATCGGCGCGTGGAAGGCTGGATATTCTGGTTTTGGCTTCTTGCCTAATGCGAAAGGGAACATTTTTTCAGGTGGACATTTGATCCCCTTCGCAAAAGGCGGCGTCGTTCATCGTCCCACGATCTTTCCCATGGCAACAGGCGCGGGGCTCATGGGTGAGAGGGGCCCCGAAGCCGTCATGCCGCTGGAGCGTGATTCACACGGGCGGCTGGGCGTGGTTGCGTCTGGCGCAACCATGGAGGCCCCGTCCGTCACGGTAAATGTAATAAACGAGAGTAGTCAGCCTGTTACGGCAACACAGACCGGGCCCGCGTTCGATGAGCAAATGCGCCAGATGGTGGTGGGCGTGATCTTACGAGATCAGGCCACCAACGGCCCAATAACCCAGAATTTCAGACGGAGGTGACACCATGGACTGGCCAAACGTACAACTGCCTAGCGGGCTAGATGAAACCACGGAAGACCCCGCGATCAGTACGGAGTTCGGGACGGGCATAGTACAAACGCGGGCAAGATACACACGGATGAGGCGGACATGGGAACTCACCTGGGCGAACATGCGGGGCTCAGATTATCGGGCCCTGCGTGCGTTTTATGAGCTTGTCCTTGGCGGCTCGATTCCGTTCAACTGGACGAACATAAAAGAAAATAAGACTTACAACGTCCGTTTTAAGGGTGAGCTGAAAGCGCGCCACACCGTGATGAGCTGCTGGAATGTCTCGCTTACATTGGAGCAGGTGTAGAAATGCTGGATTTATCAAACGTTGCGATTATCGAAAAGAACAAACTCGCCTCGGATGGGGCGTGGATTCTTCTGGCGGAGATATACGTTACAGAGGGCGTAATATTGCGAATTTGCCGGAATACGGAAGATATCACGTGGAATGGCGAGACGTGGACGGCGTTTCCTTTCGAGCTCGACGCCCCGCGGCAAAGCGCCAGCGGGGAGATTCCAAATTTCTCAATAAAGGTATCCAACGTCACTCGCACAGTAGAAAGCTACGTCGAACAGGCTGGCGGCGGCGTTGGCGCGACGGTTCGCCTTATGGTGGTAATGTCAAATCACTTGGACCTAACGACACCAGAGCTTGATGAAGAATTCAGCGTGCAATCCACAAGCTATGATGAGCAGTGGGTGAGCTTCACTTTAACCGGCGCGGTAAACCTATTCCGCCGTGTACCTTTGCGACGCTTCCTAAAGAATTTCTGTCCATTCCAATACAAGGGGCCAGAATGCAAGGCGACATCAGCGCTCACGGAATGCAACAAAAGCTTCTCCGCTTGCAAGGAGCGCAACAACTCGCAGCGTTTCGGCGGTGAACCCGCGATACCGCAAGGTGGCCTTTATGCGGCGCGTGGTTGATCTTGTTGGCGCTCCGTTCGCTGACGGGGGGCGCGGGCCGGATGTTTATGATTGCTGGGGCCTCGTTCGTGAAGTTTACCGGCGGTACGGCGTGGACCTTCCCAATTACACGGGATGCTGTTACGACTTCGCGCGATTCTATGAGGGTTTTCTAGAAGAGCGGCCCAAATGGACGCGGCATGAGCCGCCGGATATTCCGACGCCCGCTGTCGTAGCGATTCGTTTCAACGCCCCGTTTGTAAACCATGTTGGGGTCTACATTGGAGATGGGAAATTTTTACATACACGCGAGAAAACGGGGGTGGTAATAGAGCTTATCCGGTCCCCCGCTTGGCGAAGAAGAATCGAGGGATTTTATACATGTCCGTTACCCTTGTAAAAATAA